ATGAAACCGAAGGACGACGAGATCGGTCACGTTACCCTGGCTGGTGCCAATATTTTTGAAGATCTTGGTTTTGATTCTGACGAGGCAACATCTCTTCAGGCGGAATCTGATGCCCAGATCGCTGCCTTGGTCGAAATCAAAGAAAATCTCATGACTGAAATCTCCGATTGGATTGCTGCAAGCCAGCTCAAACAGTCGGAAGCGGCGGAGAGACTGCACGTCTCTCGCCCGCGTGTGTCCGATGTGGTGAACAAGAAGGTTTCCAAATTCACTGTAGACACGCTTATCGAGATGGTTCAGCGCATCGGTAAGAAAGTACAGGTTGCGGTTGTCTAGGCGAGTTGCGCCGGTCCCCGCGGGAGGGCTTCCTGCTGCTGCCGCTCGCGCTGGAAATCGCAGTCCCGTTAGTTATCGATCTTCTGGCATTGGCAGGATTGCTCGTCGGCTGCTTTATCGGGCCGAGCACCTCTAGATCTCGCTCGTAAGATGTGCTGCGGGCGAAGGGACGTGCCATACCAAACTGTTGAGGAGGCCGAGGCACCGCGGTGTCCATCTTCTCCTCAGCAAGGAGAGGGTGGCCACGATGCCTAGCCACTGTCCCCAAGCAGCTCCCAAAGATTCACCTTCTCCGCGCGCCCTTTCACCTGCACCAGTCCCAGCGGCCGAAAGTTGAACCGGTCTGCGACTGCACCGTGGATCGCCGCACTTCCCAGGATCGACGTGCCGAATTCCTTGTTCAATCCTTCCAGCCGCGAGGCGACGTTGATCGTGTCGCCCATGGCCGTGTATTGCTGGCGCGAGATTGCGCCGAAACTGCCGACGACGGCCGGGCCTGTGTGGAGGCCGAAGCGGGTGACGAGTTCGGGGTGGCCGTTCTCTCTGTTTTCCTCGTTCAGGCCGTCGACAGCCGCCTTCATGGCGAGCGCGCAGCGGCAGCCGTGTTCGGCGTGGTCAGCATCTTCGACCGGGGCGTTCCACATGACGAAGATCGAGTCGCCAAGATATTGAACGACGGTGCCGCCATGGCGTTCGGCGATGGTGTTGAGCAGCTCGAAATAGGCTGACAACGTATCGACCACGTCTTCGGGCGAATGCTGCTCGGATATGGTGGTGAAATCCCTGATATCGGTGAAGAGCACGGTCACTTCCTGCCGCCTTGCCTTGACCGCCTGTCCCTCGGGATTAACGATCCGCCGGACGACTTCGCGCGGCACATAGAGGGCAAACTGGCTGATGGCGTGGCGGCTCGCGGCAAGCGCTGTCGCCAGCGTGTTGATCTCGGAGATCCAGGAATGGGCCACGGGCTTTTCGCCGAAATCGAGATCGCCGATCCGGCGAGCCTCGCCCGCAAGCCGGTAGAGAGAGCGGCTGACCATGCGGGACAAGGCGAGCGATGCGACGACGCCGGCGATCAGGAAGGCGCTCGCAATCAGCAGATTGCGGATGAGCTGCCGGTTGGCTTCCGCCACCAGATCTTCCATAGGCACGATGATGGCGGCGGCACTTCCCTTGAACAGGCCGTCGACGCTGACAGGGGCGATCTGCACGAGATGGGGCTCGCCATCGAGCGCGATGCGCGCGAGCCCGCCATTGGCAAAGGCCGGATCCTGCCGCAGCCCGTTCACGGTTTGAAGGCTCGTGTCGAAGCCGTTCGCCGTCGCCTGCATGGCGCCAGCGCGTCTCGACCAGATATCGATGATCCTGCTCATGATGTCGGGGTCGGAATGGGCGACGAGCTCGCCGCCGGCATCGATGATATAGGCGCGGGCGCGCGGCGAGATGGCGCGCGCGTCAAGTAAGTGGCTCACGGTCAGCAGGTGTATATTGATGCCGACGATGACCTTGTTATCGTCTTTCATCGGGGCTGCGATCGTCAGCGTCGGAACACTCAGCGTTCCGGCGACATAGGGGCCGACAGAAACCGGCACGCCATCCTGAACGGCGGCCTGATACCAGGGGCGTTGGCGCGGATCGAAGGAGGCATATTCGACATCGCGCTTTTCGATGAGGCTCGCCTTGTCATCGAGAAACTCAAACGTCGAGACGGCATCCGCGCTGTCTCTGCGGGCAATCGTGCGGATGGCGAAAGACGTGCCATCGGGTGCGGCAAGGGTGCGCCTGACATCCTGTCTTTCGGTGTTGATGACCTGCAGATAGGAGCCGTCGGGATAGCCGGCATAGACGCTCGTGGCGTTCGGCACATTGCGCAGGACTTGCAGGAAGAACTCCCGTTTTGCCTTGATATCCTGCGGTGGCGGGGAGGTGAGCTGCGGCAGGGCGGAGGCGAAGGCCACCGCCTCCATGCCGCCTTGCAGCGTATTGCGGTATCCCTCGATCAGCAGCAGGCTCATCTCGCGCATCTGCCGCGCGCCGACCTGAATGGCTGCATCGCTTCCGTGCCGAAAGGCCAACCAGATGATCGGCGTCGACGTGCACAGCAGCGATGCCACGACCAGCACGCCGAGATGCAGCCTCAGGGGTTTTGACCAGTGCACGCGATTTCCCTCGAAATGCGGACGCGTTCGACGCCGTATCATTTGCCCTGACCTATCCGGGCTTTCCGGCCGCGCCGGATGCGCGTTCGCAACTGTTGCAGCTAACTGCTTTTTGCGACGTCGCACAAGCGATGCTTGTGGGGGACGCCGATGCGGGGCGGGCCTCACGAACTAAGTCGAAAAGGGGGGCGGCGCAGAAGAATTCTTCTGTGGTTGTTCTTGCGCGTTACTCGCGCCAGGCGGGCAGCAATGCTAGAGATCGGTGGCCAAAACCAACGGCACCCGCCAGACTGTCAGCGCCCGCCGAGGGAGTCACAGCACGCGACCTCGTCATTCTGCGACATTCTAATCCAGCCTGTCCGGATCGTCGTGAGACAAATATAACGGGTCGCCCTCTCCGAACTGGTACGCGCCCGGATGAATCTCCGCCACCTGCAGCACGGCGACATCCCCTGATGGCTTGATGTGAAGGGCGGAGAGGATGTTTGTCGCGAAGGCGCCTGTGTCTATCGCGATGCGGTTCGGGAAAATCTCGACGCGTCCGCTTGCCGTAATCGTATGCCCGTGGACGACGACCTTGCCGAAGGATTCCGGCGAATTGAGGAACTCGTCGCGGATCCACATCAGCGAATGAGAATCCTGCTCGTTCAATGGAATCCCGGGCTTCAGACCGGCATGGACGAGGATGTGGTGGTCGAGTTCGACATAGCGCTCGGCAGCGCGCAGGCAGGCTAGGTGCTCGTCGTCCATCCGGCGCCGGATCTCGTTCGGGGTGATAGGGGCTCCCCAGGGCAGGCCGTAGGAGGCCATCGTTTCGCCGCCGCCGAGATCCCACCAGTGCGCGGCGAGGGTCGCCTGGGTGGCGGGGTCGGGCTCGCCAAGCAATCGTAGGGGTATCGCATCGTGGTTGCCACGGATCAGTTTCGATACCGGTATCTCCCGCAACGTCCTGATGACGAGATCCATCGCCGCGCGGCTTTCCGGCCCCCGGTCCATGATGTCGCCGAGGAAGACGATCCGATGCCGGATCCCTTCCTGGCGCACCTTATCGGCGATCCCTGCCAGCATCTCGCGGAGCAGGTCGGCGCGGCCATGCACATCGCCGATGGCGAATGTATGGAGTGAACCGTTTTCGGTCATCGACACCTCCATGATGATGCCTGGTACGCGACGAGGTGTTATCAGATTCTCCGGGCATTCATCGAATAAGAAAGGGCGGCTGATTGCCGGCCTCACCATCTTCGTCTCAGTGTCCTCATGCTAGCACAAGGGGTGTCCCGGAGATGCAGCCATCGCGCCTCCGCGAGGGAAAATGACGCATGTGCCGAGAGGGAAATAATCTCGCCGGCCCAGGGACTTGGCGGACCGGATTGCTCTGATGATCCCCGGAACACGTCCGAGGACAGGAATGAGGGAGCTAGGGGCGTCTTCAATATTTCCTGACGGCGTACCGATCGGCGCCGCTGCTTCCCCTCACGCGGAAGCGCGCGGCTTCGTCAGGCCCTTGCCGATATTCTGCCCCGGCATTTCGATGAGATTATATCCGACCCAGGCCAGCGCGTAGACGATCGGCACGGTGATGGCGAGCGTCAGGGCCCAGCGCACCGGATCGGAGACGTTGGTTGTGCGGATCAGGTAGGCGATGACCGGCTGCATGACCATCAGATGGATGAGATAGGCGCCGAAGGACAGTTCGCCGAGATTGTGGAAGAAGCCGTTGCCCAGAAAGGCGCCGATCGGCCTCAATCGTCTGGCGATCGGTTCCGGCAGGCGGTGGGTGTGGATGAAGGCGAAGAAGATCAGGACCAGTGTGACCCGCACGGTTTCATGCATCAGGTCGCGTTCGCCGCCGACAGGCGCCAGCACCAGCATAATGGCGATCGCCGCGAACTGGTAGGCGCGCGCCCTGTCGGTCCGCAGCGCGCCGGCCAGCAACATACCGGCGGCAAAGACGTGCATTTTCAAGGGCAGGAAGGTCGGCATCGGAAAATTGATGCCGATCCGGTTGAGGCCGGAGGCAATCACCAACCCGATGGCGGTGACGGCGACAATGCCCTTGAGCCAGCCGATGCGGCCGATCACGATCACGATGAAGGGCAGGGCGGCATAGAACTGCATTTCGAGGCCGATGCTCCAGTCGGGCAGCGCCGTCCTGTAAGCGAAATGCGGGCTGAAGCCGAAGAGGAAGGTCAGGTGCGCAAGATAATTCGCCAGGCTGCTGTCCAGATAGCGCTCGGCGAGCTGCGGTCTGACGCCGTTGAAGCCATCGATCGCCATGCGGGCGTCGTAAAGCATGGGGCCGAGCGTCAGGGCGGCGACGAGCATCACGTAGTAGAGTGGTGCAATGCGAAAAAAGCGCCGGACCCAGAAGGTGATCCAGGTGCTGCTCGCCTCCCATGGCTCCCGGTCGCGCCGGCGCTGATAGTGGAAGACCATCAGGAAACCAGAGAGCATGATGAAGAGATCAACGCCGAGATCGGGATCGCCTATGACGGGCACCGAGAAACGGGTGAGGAGATGAGCATGACCCACAAGGACCCATAGAGCAGCCAAGCCACGCAGGCCGTCGAGGCAATCGACTCGATCGCCGACAACACTCTTCATGAGCAAATTCCTCTGCGTAAGGTTATGGAATTTGAGTATTTACGCGTTAAAGTAGGCGGAATGGACCATCTTTCGAGCGGTAGCACAAGTTTTTTATTGCGCTGCGGCAAGAAAAGGTGAAGCCCGAAGCGGGTGTGGACGCCGCTTTCAACCGCGATCCGATCTCTTGCATTGAAATGCGTTCGCTTCATGTTTTCCCGGGCAAAACAGCCGCATTCGCGCACGGAAATGTGAAGACAGGCGACGATCTTGCCGGGGATGAGACATAGATATGCTTGACTATGTCAGTAGGAATGTTTCCATTGTGCGACGCACCATAGGGAGCAACAATGGAACTCTCGTCAAAGCTCGTGAAATCCGTTGCCTACGACCCGTCGACCGGCGTGCTCGATATCGAGATTCGCCTCAAGGGACATCGCCGTTATTTCAACGTTCCGCCTTCCGTGTATGAGAACCTGATCACGGCTACGTCGCCCGGCTGGTATTACACACGCCATATCCGGGATGCGTTTCCGCGTTCGGCCGCCGGCGCGGAGGGCCGCCTCCGAGCACTCAAGACGATTCTCGGCCGTCGCGACCAATTTTCCTGATTGCGGATAGATGGACGGAGCAGGGTATTGCCGCCCCGTCGGGAAGAACGGCTGCTCGGGCCATCGGGAAACAGCCGGATTTCACGCTGGCGTTTCCGACAGCGTGAAATCCCTGCTTTGGGCGGTTTAGCTATCACCCGATGACGGCTGATAGCGGTTCGGTGGCGAGCGTCGCTTTTTGCGACTGCGGCAGGCGCGGAACGATCCAATGATCGATATAGCCGGGCTGCGGATGGATGCCTTCGGAGCTGATCGCCCAGAAGGTCGCGGCATTGGCCTGGAAGACCGTTGCCGAGTTCGAGGTGAAGCCGGCATTGTAGGTGCCGTTTCCATTGTCGACAACGGCATTGATGGTGCGCACGCCATAGGTTGCCGGCTGGTACTCCACGACAATGACGTCGCCAACCCTGGGAACGAAGCCGCCGAGGACACCCGAGCTCAGGACGCTTGCGCCATCACCCGGCGTATAGGACAGCATCGTGCCGATCTGGCCGAGATCCGTCGCCGCGCGAAATTTATCCGGGTTGGCAGGGTTATCGGTCCAGGCCAGGTCGACGTCGATATAGCCGTCATGGCCGAAGCCATTATTGCTGCGGATATCGGCGTTGATGCTATTGCGCCCGGTGACCCAGATTGCGGCGTTGACGGAGATGCCCGCCGAAATCGCGAAAGCCGTCGAGGAGCTGTTCTGCGGCGGAATGGTGCACTGGATCACCTTCATGTCGCTGCCGAGACGCGCCTTGATACGCGAAATCAGGCTCGTGATACGCGACTTCCAGGTGGCAGTCGTCGCGTTGTTGTCATTCGTGCCCATCTGGTTGAGAACGACGGTGAACGGGTATTTGCCGCCGTTGAAGGCCTTGATGTCGTCGAGGATATCCCAGCGCAGAAAGGCGCTCGTCGTCAGTTCCCGTGCCGATTGGGCCGAGGGGCAGCCGATGATCATATGGGGGATGCGGCCGAGATCGCCGTCGGCATCGAGCCATTTGCTTTCCCAGCCGAGATTGCCTCTGGCATCGGCAGTCGCCGAGACTTCCTGGCGGCCGTAGCCGATGCTGTCGGCAGGGCTCAGAACCACCGGCCGGCCATCCCATTCGCCCTTGGCCACCATCATATCCGGGCCGTAGCAGATCTGCTGAGAATTGCTCTGGTTGCCCGCCGGGATAGCGTAGAAGACATCGAGCGAGGGCGTGACCGGAGCGTCGGCGCTGATTAATGCTGCAAGCGCCGTCGGATCGGCGGCGGCCCAGAATTTTTCGCCGCGATGTTTCTGGATGCGGTAAGGCCCGACGAAGTTCTGGCCGGCATTGACATGCCACCGGGTGATGACGACGAAATCCGCTTCCGCATCGATATCGGGCGCGGTCGGGAAATCGCACCATGCGCCTTTCGCACCCGAGGCAATGGTAACGCCGGGGTTGGAGCCGAAAACGGCCGGGTAGGCCACGCCGCCGATGATGAGATCGACGCCGTCGATCACGACGTCATTGCCGGGCAGGATCGTTTCTTGAGGGCCGAGGCCCTCATTCATGGCAAAGCCCGAGAAGTGAAAGCGGAAGCCGCGCGTCTTGTAGGGCGCGTTTCCGAATTTCAGCTTGCTTGCGAAGTAATTGAGGCCGCTTGCCGCGGGCATCGTAAAGCCTGAGGGCATGCGGGTCCGGGAGGCGAAGAACATGTAGCGGTTGGGTTCAACCCCGCCGCCTCCACCGTTCGACGTGTTGGTGGATGTCCCGAGAGACAAGCCAAGAGAAAGGCCAAGCATGGTGAATGCTCTCCTCGTTAACAGCTGTTTTGAAAGAGACGGCGAGATGCCCACGATCCCCAGGGGTCAGGCGAGCACGATGGACGGCGACTGGCCGATCCGGGCGCCGAAATAGCGCGTTTCGCCGGCATGAACCAGCCAGCCGGTGGTGGCGGTGACGGGCGTGCGGAAGTCGACGCGGATTGCGGCGTCGGTGGCCGTCACGGTCCAGAACTGCTCGTCGCTGACGGCTTCGACCGGTACTGCGAGCGCCGTTGCGGTCGCATCCGCATTATAGTGGCCCTCGATATCGGCCAGCGAAATCGGCAGGCTCGCGCCGGAGATTGCATTCGTGCCGCTGCGGCTCAGGTAGATGTCGAACTTGCTCATCGATTTTTCCCTTCGTGTTCGCACCAGGTTCAGTGCATGCCGCGAAGTTGGAGCCGGGATGGTTGAAAGCTAAATGTGAGGCTGGCACATCTCGATGGGCGTTTTCAACCCTCCTGGCCGACGTTTGATCTTGCGTTGCATTGCGAATCGAAGCCAGTCTGGGCGATTGGATGGGGGATATCTTGGCCTGTCGTTTCAAATCCGGCCCTTTGGCCGCAAGCCTCACGATCGCTTCTGCGGGCCTCGCCACGGCAGAGGAGATACCGGCTTCCTGGAAGAAATCCATGACCGGCGATCCGGCAACGAACCACTACATCGCCAAGGCGATGAAGCCGCTCGACAATGCGGATGCCCAGACATTGCGGGTCCTGAAGCTGGCCGATACGCTCGCCACTCTCTGCAGCGGTACCGAGCTCGATAAGAAGGCACTCTACGCCTTTATGACTGAGACGCGCTTTGCAGACATCAGGGGCAAGGCCTATAACGAGGCCGCCTTCCTTGCCGACAGCACCTTCCGCTATTTCGATTATCGCGCGCTTGCCCATCTCTGTGCGGGGAGCGGTTATCTGTTCGGCCCGGAAGGCCATCTTGCGCCGGGATTGCTGAGGAGCGGCAAGACCGGCAAGAGGGGCGGGCCGAAGATGAGCTACGATTCCGAAAACCCCTTCGTTCCCCTGCCGCCACTGGCGCGGAAATCCTGATCGAAGGCCGGCGCATGCCTTGCGCGCTGCAGCAAATTTAGACAGCATCGGGCATGCCGACTCTCAAGCAGCTCTCGATTGCCCTGGGCCTTCTCACCAGCGACCGGTCCCCCCTTCCCAATGAGGACGGCTGGATGAACTATGTCTGGCGGGTTCGCGCGGCGCAGCAATGCCTTGATGTCGAGAACGGATATTGCAAGCTCGTCGAGGACAAATGGGACTGGAAGCGGCCACAATATTACAGTTTCTCATTCCGCACGGACCCGACGACCAATTCCGTCCTGTCCCGTATCTCGCTGCGAAACGAAGACCCTAAAGACGACGATCAGGTCTGCATCGTCGCCAGTTTCCTCAATGCGGCAGGGGAAGAGATCGGCATTTTCTATGCCAACTGGCGCGCGCTGCCCCGCCGTTCCTATACCCGTGAGGCGCCGATCTGGCTCAGCACCGATGTGCGGGAGATCGCAACAGTGGCCGTCGGCACCAAGCAATGCGACGTGAAGGCCAAACCGGACGCGCAGAATTTTTACAGGATCCGGCTCGCGCTGAACCAGCGCTGACCGCATCTGATCCAAAGCTATTTACAGGATGAGCGTCCTGCAGCCCCAAGTATATGACCGCTTGGCTTACGAGATTACAGTGGTCCATTCCGAGAAGCGGCAATGCGATATAAAAGCGAAAACGGACCTGCAGAATCCTTACAGGGATCCGGCCTGCACCGAAGCCGCGGGGAGTTCACGCGCTCGGCAATTCTATTGAAAGTCGGGCCGGATCGCCGGAGGCGGAGGCGTACGGGACGGGCTGCCGATCCTGTCGCCCTTTTTGACGCCGATCGTTCCGGTCGGTCGCGGGTCCGACTGCTCTGCATGGAACGACAATGCGATAATGATAATAATCCCGACCGCGAGCGCGATGAGCGGCGGCACAGCGAAGATGATCAGGAGGTAATGCAGCGGTTTCATCTTATGTCGTAAGCAGGCGAGCTTTCGCCTGAGCGGCTGCTTCCTTCATTCGTTTGCAATGTGCGAGTTCCAGTGGATCTTCCTGCCGTCCACTCTCGCTTGCCTGCTAGCGCTGCAAATTTCAGCAGGAAATATACCTGATCTTTCCCGACTTTCCTAATGCGGCTTTCCGCCAAAAGATATAACGGCCGTCACATCGTAGAAACGGGAACATAATGCGTAGTGCTGTCTCCGCAGCTATAGCGGCTTATCCACGCGCACGCCGTCCTGGCGGACGATTTTTGCCGGGACCCCGGCGACGGTGCAGTGCGGCGGTACGTCCTTTACGACAACAGCATTGGCGCCGATCGCCACATCATCACCGACGGTGATCTTGCCGATGACCTTTGCCCCGGCGCGTATTTTGACGCCGTCGCCTATGACAGGCCGGCGGCCCTTGCCGGAGTGCCCTACGGTTACCTGCTGATTGATCCAGCAATCTCTCCCGATCTTTTCGGCATTGATGATCGTCGCGAAGCCATGCTGGATGAACAAGCCGCCGCCGATTTCGGGTGTCTGGAGATGCAGGGTCGGTTCTTCCCGGCAAAACAGCGAAAACCATCTGGCTTTCGGCACCCTGAAATAATAGAGGTTTCGAAATTCTTTGTAATCATTCAGCAATTTCAAAAGGGCGCTGAAGTCACTCTTCGGTTTTTCATCGAATACGATGCCGCCCCATTTTTCAATGTCGGCCTCCACTTCCGACCTGTGATCGGAACGAAAGTAAGGGATCGCCACGGGAACGACGCCCGCATATCCGCATACCCGCAACATACGTTTCACCAGTCGAGATATTGTCATGTGCCATCCCCTGAAAATACCCCGCTTGCCGTCAGGTCAAGCAATCTGCGCCCGGTCGCAGGCGTATGGCGCTCATAAAGGAGATGTCGGTCGATAATGGGGCACCGGGTGAAACCTGTCCGATTCCCGCCGTTAACGTTGCCCAAATGGCACTTGGACGTCCTCGCGAAGGGGATGTTCTCGCTTCTTAGGTTGGGAACCTGAAGGCGTACGAGTATCTTTCATGCTGCGTGATCGGGTGGTGGGTAACCAAGGTCACAAAAGTCCAAAAATGGTTCTTGCGTGGTTCTCGCGCATGAGATGTAGAGTTCCATCATTGGTTGGGGAACCTTTCATGCGCGTAAGTACCGTCGGCAAGACCGCCAAAGATCTTTTTCATTTGCTGTCGGCAGGTCTCAAACGGATGTCGATGATCTATCTAACTGGCGGTCATGAAGGCGAGTGGGGCTATGTTCGCGTGACCGGAGAGGTCGTCGACGTCAATACGAAGATGCCGATCCGTGGTCATGTCATGCGCAAAATCATCGGCGGTCAATGGGTTTACCGGCAGATGACCGAGGAAGAACGCGAAGACTTCGACGCCAGCCGCCGCTGGTAGTCGAGCCTGAATTGGTTGCCCGGCGGTCGACAACGATAATGAAACTCCGAACAGGGTAACGCGTGCACGCACCCGCTCAATGACGGGTGTGCGATCAGGAATGACCACTCCGCTTTGCCATTCCGCTTTATTTTTGTTGCGGTGCAGCGTAGTCTCCGGATGAAACTTGTCCATATTTGAGACATTTGATGGCTGCAAACAAACTTTGCGAGGACATGGAATGAATGCGTGCCGTCACCGTCCCGGCATCATCCGATAATTCCAGCTTTTTAAGTGAGATTTCGATGAAGAACAGGTCATACTTCGATGCGCTTGACGGGTTGCGAGGCATCGCGGCATTTCTCGTCCTCTATCATCACCTTGAAAGCACTTCGGTCAGTGGAACTCACTACGCCCGCATCGGTTTCCTGGCCGTCGATCTTTTCTTCATCCTGAGCGGCTTCGTCATTGCGTTCTCATACGAGGATGCGCTGCGAAACGGCCTATCCTTCTGGGCCTTCACCAAAAGGCGGCTGATCCGCCTCTATCCGCTGATCTTGCTCGGCATCATCCTGACCGCTCTCGTCATCGGCCCGTCATACCAGGTGGCGCAGTCGGTCGTTTTGAACGCGCTGTTCGTTCCCGAGCTCTGGAAGCAGGGGAATGCCTATAGCGTCGACGCAATCCAATGGACCCTGTTTTTCGAGCTTTTTGCCAACCTTCTCTATGCGGCCGCCATTCCCTTGCTGAGGAGCCGGACGGTCGCGGTTCTCATCGGCATCTCGGCCGTCGCGCTTTATATGGTCGGGCAAAGCTACGGCACGCTCGGGCTTGGCTGGGGTACGGATAATTTCGCCGCAGGTTTTCCCCGCGTCGGCTTCGGATTCTTCACCGGCGTTCTTCTCTATCGGCTGTGGCGATGGCACGGTGACAAGCTGCCCACGCTGCAGCTTTCGGGCTGGGTGCCGGTCGCCGGCTTTCTCGCGGTCATCCTCGTTCCCGAGCTTCTCCATTTCCAGACCTGGCGCGTTCAGTTTCTCGACGTATGCCTGGTGTTCCCGATTTTGATCTGGCTAGGCGCGAGCGCCACCTATAGCGAGGCATCAGGACGTGTTTTCAGCTGGCTCGGGCGGGTGTCTTTCCCGATCTATGCTCTCCAGGGCCCTGTTCGGGATTTTGCCGAGCCGACCATCCGGGCCTTGCCGATCAACGTCTTCATTGCCAATCTCGTGCTGATGGGCATAGTGACGCTCGCGTCCTGGCTGGCGCTCATATGGATCGACGAGCCGCTGCGGCGCTACCTCTCAAGCAGGTTCGTCTCCAGAAGACGGGCGCTCAACCCGGCAACGGCGCCTTGAGATGACGGTGTGGCTGGTGACGAGGTTTTGAGGCGGGAACGGCGAATCGTAGCGCCGGCGCGAATGTTACCAGATGATGACAGGGCGGGTTCAGCCCCCATTTTATACGCCTAAAAAGTTGCAGATTGCGAGCTGCACCAACTCAAAAGATATTACTTGTGCCTATGAATGTTCTGCCCGGATTGGGGGCCTCGCGCATCTGCGAGGCCTTTTTCCGTTTCAGGATGACGAAGACCTTTTTTGGTGTTTTTGCTATGTCGATAGTTCCGCACGATATACGTGATTATTGCAACCTGCTATTTGTGCCAACGGGTAAGGGTAGTTCTGGGGCAGGCTCGATGAGCACGGACGATGCGCATTTCATTCCACATCCATTTCAAGACACGGATCACCTGCTTCGCGTTCTGGTAGATAACGATGGCGAGATCGTTGATGTTGGCCTGTCCGAAGATCCGATCGTTTGGCGGGCTTCGGAGCTGGGGCTGGTCGACATAGCCTTAGGCGACGGATGGACCATGAGAGACACGGTCCGCCTGACAGCAAGGTCGCGGGTCAAGATGGGCCTGCCGCCAATCATCAAAAAGCCGACAATGGCCGCGATCGGCCTGCGCGCAGCGCTGGTTGCCGTTGGAAAGCTGTTCGGCGCCTCGCGACCGCAAACCTAGATCTCACCACACCGTAAACCCACGCCGGGATCGGCACTTACCCCCTTACCCAATCAGCCACGATATCCGCCATCCGTGCTCCAAGCACGCACGCCGGATGTGTCACGCAACTGCGAACAGGTCTCGGGGATTTTCATGCAGCCCGGCAAACTCTACTCCGTTCAGGTGCTCAGGGCGGTCGCTGCCCTCATCGTTGTACTATCACACTCCATCAGGGCCTACACGATCAACGCACCGGGTTACATGCAGGGGCTGCCGCAATCATGGCTGTCATCGCCATGGTTCCGCGATGGCATGGCGGTCGGTGTCGATATTTTCTTTGTGATCAGCGGATTTATCATGGTCCACGTTTCGGGGGACTATGCAGAAGGAAGAAAGACATCCGGCAATTTCTTTCTTCAGCGCGTCGAGCGTATCTATCCGCCATACATCGTCGCGACGCTTGTCCTGATGGGGCTGACGATTGCGTGGGTGCACTCTATTCCAGCCGATTTCACGCCTTGGCGGATCGTTGCATCCATGGCTCTCATCCCGTCCTTTGATAGCGCAGGACTTGTTCAGCCCATTCTGGGCGTCGGATGGACGCTGTCTTATGAAATGTACTTCTACCTCGCGTTTGCCGCCGCCTTGGCCATCGGCAGGAGGCGGTATCTTCCCGTATTGATGGGAACGATCATTGCTGTATGGTTCATCGCCACGATAATATCCAGGCGGTTTGCCGTCGGGATTTTCTTCAGCAGCCCGATCGTCTTCGAGTTCCTGTTCGGGTGCCTTGTCGCCCGACTTTACAACACCGGCAAACTACCGTCGCTTCCGCTTTACTCGCTGGTGCCAACGGTCGTGATCATGGCGGTCGCTTCCTATTTTCACGAGGCCGATACGTTACCCGAGGCATGGCGGTTTGCGTATTGGGGCATCCCTGCAGCGATCGTTGTCGCGACGGTGCTCCCTCAACAGGTGCGCGGAAGCATCGGAGAGGCGCTGCAATTTCTTGGCGACGCCTCCTACTCAATCTATCTGATCCACGTCGTCATCATCTATAACGTCCTGGCGAGGTTCTACCCGAAACTTATCAGCTTCGGTCTGGTGAGATTCATCGACCAAGCCGTAGCGATGACCTTCATCGTTGCCGTCGCAGGTGGCGTCTTGTTTCATTTGATTGTGGAGAGGCCGTTCAACGATTGGCGCAAGCGCTCGCGGAAGCGTGCGGCAGCAAATCCGATCGGCGCGCAAGGGGCTGCGAGCGCCACGGACGTCCCGGCGCCCTCCGACTGACCACCACTCACCCCACCAATTTCCCCTTATCCGCCTGCGCCAGTCTCGGGACGATCCAGTGATCGATATAGCCCGGCTGCGGATGAATGCCCTCCGGACTGACCGCCCAATAGGTCTTCGCATTGGCCTGAAACGCCGTGTTGTAGGTATTTGCGAAGGTCACGAAACAGGTTCCGTTGCCGTTGGCGCTGACATCGATCACCACCCGGTTGGCGTAAAGTCCCGACTGGTATTCGATGAGGAGGCTGTCGCCGATCTTCGCTTGGAAATCGGCCGTTCCCGTGGGGTGCGTGGTGGAGCCGTCGCCCGGCGTGACGGAGAGCAGGGTGCCGATCTGGCCGATATCCACGGCGGCGCGGAATTTGTCGGGGTTGGCAGGATAGTCGGCCCATGCCTGGTCGATATCGAGATAGCCGTCATGGCCGAAGCCGTTGTTGGTGCGGATATCGTCGTTGATGCTCGCGCGGCCCGTCGTCCAGACGGGGGCGCTGACGGTGATGGCGGCCGCGGTGGAATAGGCGGCGGTGGAGCCGTTCTGCGGCGGGATGGTGCACTGGATGACCTTCATGTCGGCTCCGAGCCGCGTCTTGATGCGCGAAATCAGGCTGACGAGGCGGGATTTCCAGGTCGCGGTCGTGGTGTTGGCGTCGTTTGTGCCCATCTGGTTGATGACGATGGTGAAGGGGTATTTGCCGCCGTTGAATGCCTTGATGTCGTCAAGGATATCCCAGCGCAGGAGCGCGCTGGTCGCAAGCTCGCGGGCGGATTGGGCCGAGGGGCAGCCGATGAAGAGATGGGGGATGCGGCCGGGACCGCCGTCGAGGTCCAGCCATTTGCTTTCCCAGCCGAGATTGCCCCTGAGATCGGCGGAGGCGGATACTTCCTGGCGGCCGTAGCCGATGCTGTCGCCGGTGCCGAGAACGACCGGCCTGCCATCCCAGCCGCCCTTGGCGAGCATCAGGTCCGGCCCGTAGCAGATGAGCTGGCTGTTCGTCTGGTTGCCGGGGGCGACGGCATAGAAATTGTCGAGAACGGCCGTCGTCGGCGCGTCGGCGGCGATGAGGGCGGCAAGCGTCGATGCGTCGGCGGCGGCCCAGTATTTCTCGCCGCGGTGTTTTTGGATGCGGGCGGGGCCGATGAATTTCTGGCCCACCGAGGCGATGTGCCAGCGGGTGATGACGAGGAAATCCTCCAGCGGATCGAGCTCGCCAGTGAAGGTGGGAAAGTCGCAGAAAGCGCCCTTGGCGCCGGAGGCGATGGTCACGCCCGGAGTACCTGAAAAGTCCGACAGGTAGGTGACGCCCTTGACGATGAGGTCCACGCCATCAATGACGACATCGTTGCCGGCGACGATCGTTTCCTGCGGGCCGAAACCCTCGTTCATGGCAAAGCCCGTGAAGTGGAAGCGCGGCGCCTTCGTCCTGTAGGGCGCATTGCCGAATTTCAGCCTGCTCGCAAAGTAGGTGAGGCCGATGCTGGTGGTATCGACGGCATAGCCGGAGGGCATGCGGGAGCCCCGGGAGGCGAAGAACATATAGCGGTCGGGGTCGACGGGTTCTCCGCTGCTCTTGACCGCGATGACGGGCGCATTGCCATAGAGGCTGCGCCCATCCGATATCCTGACAGCGCCGAGCACGGGCAGGCCGTTATAGAGGGTCGCGCCGTCGCTGATGACGTCGACACCCAGCACAGGCCTGTTGTCGACGAAGAGCGTGGCATCGCCCACATCGCGGATGCCGATGACCGGGCGGTTGTTGAACATGCGCGTGCCGTCGGGAACGATCACCACACCCTGGACGGGCTGCATATTGTAGAGTTTCGCCATCGGTGCGTCTTCCTCGCTCATCAAGAAAAAGAGCGGCCGAAGCCGCTGCAGCATCGGCCCGAAAATCGAAGTCGATTTTCGGAAGCCTGATGCGATTCAAAGTGCTGGAGCGTCCTTCGTGCGTCCGAGCGGACGCACGAAGCTCCAGTCGGTGGCCTGTCAACCGGGGGTATCAGTCGTCAGGCTGGGAGGCGTTCTGGGGGGGGCGGCGGCAGCCAGTCCGGGGCGGGGCCGCCGAGCTCTTGCTGCACGCCGTTACCTGCTGGCTCTAAAGGCATGGCAGGCTCGGAAGGCGCGGGGGATTTGGCGGGTTTTGCAGCAGGCCGTTTGTCTGCCGCATCCGCTTCGCCCTTGCCGATCGCCTTGTCGCCCTGCCTTGCAAGGCGCACCCATTTCGGGCGGCGCTTTTCGTCCTTCCAGAGCGCGTCGGCCAAGCTGAAGCGCTCGCCGGGATCGCGTCTGGCGCCGCCGTAATAGCCACGCTCGGTGGCGACGACTTCAACCATGCGAGGGAACCCCAGCCGTGAAGCCGGCGGTGATCTTGCCCGTGGTCGGGGCCGTGCCGGTCACGGTGTAGAGCAGGCGCAGGTAGAGTTCGTCGGTGCCGCGCGGAATATGGCTCGGCGGGATGATCTTGCCGGCCTTGAGATCGGGGAGGTTGAGCGTGGTGGTGATGACCGCCTTCGGCGAGGAGAAGGCCTCGTTATCGTCGGTCTGGATGGTGATGGCGAGCGAGGTCAGGTTATTAAAGCTTTCCACCACCTGCATGAGGAAGGGGATCGGTTCGCCCTTGCCGATATCGCGGGTCAGCCCCGTCCGGATCGGGCCGAGATGGATGACATTGGTGCTGGGGCCGGTTGCGGTGATAACCTGCGCGTCCGAAAGCAGCGTCTGCCGGTCGAAAATCATCTGTGTGGACCTTTCGTGATTGGATCGCCCGCCGCCTCAAGACGGCGGGACTTATTCAGGAGAGGGTCGCCCGCCGTCCGATGACGGCGGGACTGGGTGGAGACGATCAGGCGAGCGCCGGAACGGCGGCTTCGGTGTTGAGGATCGCGTCCGTCTCGCGGATCGGAATGCCGCGATAGAACTTCACTTCCTGGCCCTCGACGAACTGCGTGGTCAGGTGCACCGTGTTCTGCCGGTCCGTGGTCAGCGCGCGGTCGGTCGACTGCACGTCGAGCACTTCGAGCACATCCTTGTTCATGTAGATGGCGATGCGGCTTGCCTTGGCGTTCAGCCGGCGCGACTGCAGGCGGTAATAGCCCTTGCGCAAGAGCGACCAGAGATCGACGGTTCCGGCCATCATGTCCGAGACGTCGATATTGGCGACGCGGGCATTGTAGCGCCAGTCCTTCACGGCCGCACCGATATGCCAGGTGTAGAGCGTCTCCTTGGCATAGTAGGGGTCGCCATTGGCATCGAGCACGCGCTGCTCGCCCTTGTCGTCGATCTTGACGCCTGCCTTCGTGCCCTTGGGGTAGAGAAGGTGGGTGGCGTGGTCGCCCCAGGTGACGAACCAGATCGAGGTATTGTCCGCCCCCGTGCCGCCGCCGTTGACCACCTGGTTGGCGATGTTCGGCTGGGTCACATTCGGCAGGTTCGGGTTATAGGCGGAGTAGCGGGCGGAAAGGCCCTTGAACTTCTCCGGCGTCGTTGCCGTATCGTGGTAGAAGAGGCCGGAGGCCATTTCCTGGCTCAGCGACTCGATGAAGGGCATGGTGTCGACGAGGCGGGCCTTTGCCTTGTCGGGCGCGAGGTCCAGAAGGCGCATGTCGATTTCCGAGCGGGCATGCACGAAGCCCGTCGTATCGTCGACCTGCTGCATGGTCGCCTTGGACTGCTTGATGCCCTGGTAGAGCCGGCCCCAGGAGACCGAGGGCAGGCCGGTGCGCACCATGTGGCGGTGCACGGCATCCATGTTGCATTCGACGGCCATCGCGTCGTCGAGGATCGGGTTCTGCTGGGAGAGAAGCTCGATGACGGCGCCTTCGGCAGAGCCTTTGTATGCGTCAACGAGGTTGGGGTAGTAGCTGCCAATGGTGGCCATGTCTTATCAGCCCTTCGGTGCGTCTTTGGGAAACATCAGGTGCGCGGTTTCGGCCTTCCTGCCGTTTCCGCCCGCGCCGCCATTCGGTGGGTTGTCCTCCTGGATCATCGATCCGACCTTTGCGAAAATTCTGATCATCTCGGGGTGGTTGCCGCCGCCGCTGGAATTGAGGTACTCGCGCAGCGCTGGCGTGCCGAGCCGCGAGAGCGCGCGCTGGGCGGAGCCGACGGTGCCGGCCCATTTCGCGCCGCCGATCTCGCGGTCTTTCCGCGCTTCGTCGGCCCAGCCCTGCACGCGGCCGGCCCAGGCTTCGCTGGCCGCCTTGCCGCGCCGGCCCTGGATCTCGATGAAACGGTCGGCGAGCTGCTGCGCCTGGCGGTTGGTGAGGCCGAGATCGTGGAAATCGGGACCGAGCGCGTCGATCAGTTCCTGATCCACCTCGATGCCTTCGGGCATGGTCAGCGTATAGCGGCCATCGTCGGGCACACGGTCGGCAGGGTCATTATCAGCGCTATCGTCGGGCTTGCCGGCATCATGGCCGGCGGCGCTATCGCGGTCATCGCCACCGCTGTCACCATCCGGTGATGGCGCATCGTCGGGAAACAGAATGGTCTCGGGCGAGGCGCTTTCGCCGCCACCGCTGCCACTTCCGCCACTGCCAGTACCTTCGGCGCTGCGGAGAATTGCCGGAAAGGGGCTGCTGCTAAGCATCGCTGTCATGGTCTTCGCCTTCCTCGTTTGCGGCGCGGCTTGCCGCCGCTGCCTTGTCTGTTGCCTTGAGATCCGCGATGGCGAGCAGCAGGCGCGGATAAAGCGTCGGGTCGATGCGATCGAGCTCGGCGATCAGCCGCCGGCCGACGCCCTGTTTGCCGAGCGTGTAATGCGTCGCGTTGGCGAGTTCGCCCGCATAGGCCTCCTGGTAGACGGCGCATTGTTCCAACATCCAGAACAGCACGCGCTTGCCGGAGGCGGTGGCGAAGACCTCGCGAAACGCCGTCGTGATTTCGTCTCGTGCGACGCTATCGGGGGTGAAAGGTTGATCCTTAAAATGGTCCATCAGGCGAGCCCCAGCTGGCGCAGCAGTGCCGATCCGTTCGGGTTGTCATTGGCATCGGCCAGCACCTGTGCGGCCTTGGCGCCCTGGTTCAGCGCGGGTGCAACCTGTGCTGCCATTTGCGCCGTCTGCGCCGCCTGCATCTGCTGGGCGCGCTGTGAACGCAGATCCTCCACCTTGTCATCGGCAAGGATCATCGATGGGGGCGCGCCGATCGCATCGAAATAGAGATCGATCGCCTCGTCGACATCGAGCTTGTCGAGCGCTTCCGGCTTGACGGCCGAGACCTGGCCCATGAAGGCGACACCGCGCTCGATCGCGCCTGTGGCGACCGCCTGCTGTGCCTGCGCCAGCGTGGAAATATATTCCACCTTCAGCTCCGTGCCTTCGAGCTCCGGCGGGGGCGGGGGCAGTTCGTCGCGGGCGGCCAGAATATCGAAGGTGCGGTCGATCGTCGGCCCCAGCTGATCGCCGAAGACGTTTTCCAGCACCGGGCCGAGCTGTAAGAGCTGCTCTTCCTTGCGCTGCGTAAGCTCGAACTGGTTGCGCGGCTGCACGCCTTCCATATTGGTGATGGCGAAGAAGAGATCGGCAAAGAAGGTCTTCTCGATGCGGTTCTGCACTTCCTGTATGTCTTCGCGCAGCTCTGCGAGGCTGAGATTGACCTCCATCGCCGGGCGGAAACCCTTGCCCGTCGGATCATCAACGTAATTGACCGCGCCCGGCAGCAGCGAGGCGGGGCTGTTCTGCATCGAGGTCGGCGCGTTCATCGGCGGGCGCACCTTCTTGTCGATGCCTTCGAGCTTTCGCGTCTGTTCGAGCTGCAGCATCCTGATATCGCCGAGCGCCTTCTGGCCGGGCGAGAGCGCATAGTGATCGTCCTCGGAAAGCTCCCAGGCGGGCGCGATGATCGGATTGCTGTCGAAGCCGCTTTCCTCCAGGAGATCGCCGCCGAGCTCGTCGATCCAGTAATTGGAGAGGAAGGCCTTGTTGCGCTTGTCGATTAGTCTGGGGTCGCGGTCATAACGCGGTTCGATGGCGTGATAGACATCGAAACATTCGCCATATTTCGAGGAATCATAGAGGCTCCTTACCCGCTCCGGCACATTGTCGTAGCCGAAGCGCTCGATGATGCGCTGCACGGACCAGCGGAAGGTGCGGTAGAGCGTGGTGGCCTTGCCCTTGTGGTCGCGGGCCAGCCAGAAGCGGCCATGCACCAGCTGCTGGACGCGGATGACCGTCTCCTGATCCTCGACGAGGATCGCCACCGACTGGCCGAACTGGCCGAGATCGCCATAGCCGATGTGGAAGGCGCGGTAGAGATTGGAGGCGGCAAAGACCTCGCGCATCTTGTCCTGCACGGCGGCGAGATAGACCTTGACGGAATCCCGCTTCTTCAGATCGGGATCGAAGGTGGTGAGCCGGAACCAGGGGCGGGCGGGCGAGGTCAGGCCCGAATGCATGCCGGATTTCAGCGTCTCGTAGGCATGGGTGCCGGTGCTGTCGATGATCCTGTCGCGCGAGCGCGGGCCTTCCCTTTCGGCATGAAGGCGCAGCCGCGTCGGCTCGATATAATCGGCAAGCGTGCGCCATTCGGCCTCCCATGGCTGGCGCACCTGTTTCAGCTCTTCGAGCCTGCGGCGGTGGTAGGCGATCTGCGTCTCGTTGGCGCGACGGGGATTGTCCATTGATATCTCCGCCTTACTGCCCGAGCAGCGTCTTCTTGAGCGTATTGCCCGAAAGCGCCGGCGATTGCGTATCGGCGAGAACGGGAGCGCCCGAAGGCGAGGTGAGGATGGTGGAGGGCGCCCCCTTCACCTTGTCGGAGGCGCGCCGCGCGGCCGTGGATTGGGCGGCGGCATAATCCGGCGTCTTCTGCTGGGCGTATTCCGGCGGCGCCTGTGGCGGCTCGGCTTTCGGCGGGGAGGAGAACATGCACATCTGGCTCAT